AGCTGGAGATCCAGTGGCGGAACCCTGGATACATTCCAATTACCCACAGCAAGTACCACAGTATTGGGTGGTGTTAAGGTAGATGGTTCTACAGTTAACATTGATGCTAATGGTGTCATCACTGCCTCTGGTGGCGGTGGAGGTGGCGGCGGTGGAGGTACTAGTCTAGGAAGTAGACAAACTTTTAATGCTTCTACTAGTGGTTCTCATTCCGATGGCACATCAGAAAATATTACTATTACTGCATACAAAGGATATGCATTATATAAAGTTGAAGTATCTCAACCAGCATGGGTAACTTTGTATGTTAGTTCTGCTACTAGAACTTCTGATGCTAGTAGAGTAATCACACAAGATCCTGCTCCTGGCAGTGGAGTAATTGCAGAAGTAATTACACAATCATCTGCTGAAACTGTATTGTTTACTCCAGCATTGATTGGATATAACGATGACGCTACTCCAAGTACAAACGTATACTTGAAAGTTGTAAATAAAAGTGGATCTACACAAGGTATCGACGTAGAGCTAACGGTAACACAACTAGAGGCATAAAATGGCGAAGGTATTATTGGATGTAATTCTTGCAGAAGGAACTGACAAGCAAGGATTCGTAGATAGTTTTAATGCCGAGACCGAAGCGGATTGGTGGAATATGCTGGGCAGTATGCCCAAGCTAATCGTCATGAATGTTGAAGAGGATTATGTAGAAACATTCCGTTCACATTCTGATGTCATCCAAGCAACAGAAATTCCAGAAGATTTTGAGGCTTCCACTGCTCCATCAGTAGAGGAGATGACGAAGTGGTATACATCTAGTACAAGTTCTTCTTATAGATCTCCTACTGGCAATGGGGAAGACAACGCTCCTGTACAATTTCTTTATGACAGTAATCAAATCGTACCATTAGACAGTGGTCTATCTGTTTTTAGTGTAGGAAGAGATGATGATAGTTTCTCCACTGAAGGGGCATACACATATAAGTCTAGATGGACTGGAAAGCATGTTGATATCGTCACTCTAGAATCTGGTAGTGGTGGAAATTGGGCAAGTAATGCAGGTACACATGACCTCCATCCAGATTTCCAAAAATTATCTTCTGAAGATGACTCTCATGCAAGAGTAGATCCATATTGGTATCAGTGTCAAGCACACTCAAATATGAAGAATACCATCACAGTAAATGCTGCTGATGGGACTAGAAATACATATACTTTTACTGTAAGTTTTGGTGGAAGTGGAATTTATACTTTAGTTGGTAGTGATAGAAATGGTTCTATCAATGGAAGCAATCCACCCATTACTGTCCAGGAAGGAGATATTTTAATCTTTAATGTAACTGCTTCTGGTCATCCATTTATGATTAGAGATGCTGACGGTGGCAGCAACATCACCGATGGTAGCGTAGATAACGCAGGTACTGATAATGGTACTGTTACTTGGACGACTAGAACATCATCTAGATTCATTCCAATGGATTGGCCTGATCTAGAAGCAGATGCTAATAACCAAGTTACAACCAACGATGGTGGTAACAGTGGATTAACAAATCATGGTATAGGTGTATTAAGTGCTGCTGGCGGAACCATTTGTGGATTTGCAAAGAAAGCAAATCTCTATGCAATGTATTTGGTAACTGGTGATAGTCCTACAGAATGTATTCAATCTGTTATTGATTGGCATAATGCAAAACCAAATAATCCAGAGACAGGTGTTCCTAATCCAACTATTCTAATTGCAGAATATCAATACCTACGTGATAGAAGACATGGAATTCCTATCGACAGTGTATCCCAAATTAATAAAGCAGATGGAACAACGGTAAGTAGACCAGGTGGCGCAACTTCTACAAACAGTCCTTATTGGTATCAGTGTCAATATCATGCAAACATGAAAAACACTATCACTATTGGTACTAGTGATGGAACTTCAAATAACTACAGCATTAGTGTATCTTTTGGTGGAAGTGGACTGTATGCCATGACAGGTAGTGATAGAAATGGAACGGTTAGCGGAAATAATCCTGCTATCACTATTAAAGACGGAGACACTATTACTTTCAATGTCAATGCAGAGGGTCATCCATTCTTAATTAGAGATGCTGATGGTGGCAATAATATCAATGATGGTAGTGTAACTGGTCAGGGTTCTGAATTATCTAATGTTGTGTTTACTACATCTACAGGTGGATGGGGATCAGATTTTTCTGAATTTGTAAAAGAAAACATTATACCCTTCAAAGTATATAATCCAACATCTACAGATTATTCTTGGATGGTTGTAATGCCATCACAATTTGATTACGGTTCTTTAAAGACTGCATTAGACAGTGCTTGGAGTAATGGCATTGTTTGTATTAATGCAGCTGGCAATAACGGCGGAACTTTTAACAAAGAGAATAGTCAAACTAGTACAAGTATAGATATTGATGCTGGTCCAAATTACTCTGTTATCAACATTTCTTATGGTAGTGCTAACTCGGAAAGCACGTCTAGTACAACCACATGGTATCCATTTAAATCATATGGTCCACATGGTGTAGAGAGTAATATTGATGTTGCTGCTGGTTATAACTCACAAGACTATCCTGGTTTGGATGGATATTCAAACAGAGGACCAGGAATTGATATTGTAGGTCTTGGTGCTAACACATGGACTTCGTATCCTAGTACCACATATGGATCCTATAAGTGGGGAATGTTCTCGGGTACAAGTTGTGCTACACCAACAGTAGTCGGTAAAGCAGCATGTATTATGGAAGAATACTTCTGGTATAACGATGCGTGGCCAACACCAGATCAAACTAAATCAATACTATTATCAAAAGCATCAAATAAATGTAGAGGTATAGCATCGGGTGGTGTTGGATTTAGTTGGTCGAATGTACCTAGTGCAGGCGGTGCATCTTTGTCAAATGAGATCTCTTTCGGTAACTGTAGTATTTCTAGTGGCAATAATGGTAATGGTGGATTTAAGTATACTGAATTAACAGGCACTACACATCTACGAGCATACTTCGATCCACAAGATGAGGACAGTCATCCATTTGCACACAGAATCAAACACCATAGCAAAAGACCAGTTGCAGGTGGGATGTATCCCAGAGTAAATAGTGTTGTAGGTCGTCATCGTATGGACCTACCTGATATGACATAAATAAAAATACTTGTTATATTTTGATGGATAATACACAATTGCGAGCTGAATTTGAAAAACAGTTTGCTGATTACGATCTTAAAATTAGGCGAGGTGAGGAAGAACTTGTCAAGTTGCGTGAATATCGCACTAAACTAGAAGGCGGGTTGGAAGCACTTAACATACTAGAAAAGGGTACAGATGGCAGCGATACCAGTCAACATACTGATTGATAAAGGAGCAGACTTTGCAGTCACCTTTTTCATCACTAATAAAGATGGAACCCCGCTAAACATGTCAGGGTATACTGGTTCTGCTGTGATGAAGAAAAGTTATTCTGCATCAACTTCAGTTCCATTTACTTTAGATTTTGTCAATAGAACTACAGGAGAAATTGCTCTTACATTAACAGATACTGAAACTCTAGCATTGGATCGTAGAAGATATGTCTATGACATTATTCTCACTGATCCTAATGATTACAAAACTAGAGTGATTATGGGCAATGCAGAAGTCAGTCCTGGAGTTTCCTGATGGCACAGTATAACGTCAGGGTTGGCAACAATGCATATCGTGTTGGTAAGCAATTACCAGCGCAGCATAAGCTTGACGTAAACTACCAGATTCCGTCGAAGTCAGTACAGAATTCTAATCTTCTGATTGAATCACTGGCATCCCAATTTGATGGAACACAGGATACATTCAATCTAATCGTCAATGGAGAAGCATATACTCCATTGAACGAAGAACAGATAATGATTTCTGTAGGTGATGTTGTTTTATCACCTGGAGTTGATTACATTGTTTCAAACGATCAGATTGTTTTCAGTACACCACCAACTGCAGGTGTACAGTTCTTTGGAGTGGCATATGCTACTACAGCAGATCTAACCAGAACACTTAATTATGTCATAGACAGTGGTTCCTTTCCTATGGGGAATGGTCCTAAAGGAACCATGACAGTTGACGTTACTGGAATCATTGAGTCCTGGACTATCCTTGCTGATAGCGAAGGAAACATTGAAGTTGATATTGAAAAATGTAGTTTTTCTGACTTCCCCAATTTTCAATCTATTTGCGGTACTGAACGTCCTACATTAGGAATCATAAATAATAGCACGGCTAGAAAAAATAAAGATGACAGCCTGTCTACCTGGAACACTACCGTGAATGCAGGAGATATTTTTCAATTCAAAGTGAATTATTCGATCAACATCTCACGATGCATGGTCTCATTGAAATTGAAACTATAAATAGTATACGATATAAATAACAATAAATCGAGAGATAAACACGGAGAGTTTACATGGCACTGCTAGTAACCGACAACGGTGAAATTGATTCTCTACGTAATCTACTGAATTACAATCAGGAGATTCCTAGAAACTTAATTCTGAAGTTGTTCACGACAAATACATATCCAGCTGAAAGCGACACGCCTTCACAAACAAGATATTACGAGCCCTACACCAACAACAATACGTTGGGATATGGTTCTGGACCCACCACAGGGTATCATCAAGTTGAAAATAATAGAACTGATCAGGATTATTCTAACCAGTATGGAATTCTGCTGAACGGAACTCGTTGGACAATCGAGACCCTACAAGCTGCTGCAGTTGCTGCTGTCGCTGGTTCTGGTACTACTGACGAGTACACAGTCACCGTTGCTTCAAATACTGGTATTAAAAAAGGCGACTACGTAACTGGCGGCGACGTTGGTACTGGTGCATATGTCGTCGATATCGACGGTCTAACTCTCCTATTGAGCGTCAAGAACACTGGTACATTCTCCAACCAAAACCTAGATTTTGGTGCTGGCAGAACGACTGCTTCTTACCCCGAGCAAACCTTCACGTTTGATGGTGCTGCTGGTGATGTTTATGGTTACATGCTTGTTCGTGCTAACAACATGCCTACCACCATTCACGGTGTTCTCGATGCAGGCACTGCAGCCGCTGGAACAACTATCAGTAAGACTGGTATCCGTGGTACTATCGGCAATGACTATTTCGTTCTTGCTGCTGTTTCTAACACCACTACCATCACTGGTACTTCTGGTGAGTTCTCCGTAACTGTTGGTTCTACTGCAGGTCTTGCAGTTGGTCAGAGACTAACTGGTACTGGTATTGCTACTGGCGCAAGAATTGCTGGTATCGCAGGAACCACTGTTTATCTAGACAAGGCACTCACTGGTGCTGCTTCTGGTAACGGTGTATTCCAAGCAGAAGTCGGTGAAGATCTAACTGTCGGCATGGCAGTCTCACAGACTGGTACTGCTGGTGTTGTTGGCGGTGCTCCTAATGGCATCGACGCTGCAACTATCATCACTGGTATCGATCATCAGGTATACGTTGATGGTTCTTTGACAGACGGAACAGTCACTGTTTATCTGAACAACGCACTGATTGATAACATTCAGCCGTCTAACAGCAATGACGAAGTTGAATTTGACTTCAGTAAGGTAACTGCAACTGGTCACGGTCTCGTCAAAGGCGATG